GTTCCTGACTGGTCACAAGACGATAAAGAAGCATACCTAAAGGATGCGGCAGAGCGTATCAAGTTTCTTAACAACCCAGACGTAAAACCTTTCAAGCCGTACAAGGCTGTACCTGAAACGTACAAGAAAGATGGGGAAGTTGTTGAAACAGGGAATAAGCTGCTGCCGAAGGAATGTAACCTGTGCGGTTACAGACACCATTGCTGGCCTAACGCGATTTTACACGACCGTGTTACGTCACGAGCTAAAAATCCACCACAAGTGTGGTATTCTACTCTGAAGAAGAAAGACGTGTGATGCCGTACTTGTTTGTTAAAAACTATGAGGTGGATCTGATGAGCATGAACAAAAGCTTGCATCATATCTACATCGAGTCGGCTTCCAAGTCTGGGGGAGAACGTCGGGTAGCCCAAATGCGCTTGCATGAAAATGGGCTACCCCTCACTCTTGTAAATAATTACAGTAAGGATGGATCTCTTCAAGCTGAAACTGAAGTGCGTGATATGCGAACTGTAGAAGAAGAACTACAGAAAATTAGTAGAACAGCGTTTAGCGGGGCTTATGTATGTGTGCCGATGCACCCTTTAACAACAGAACTTACCAACATCGAAAGACTATCCCCAAAACTGGCAGGGTACTTGATAAAAAGGTTTCAGTCGATAGGATTAGAGTTTTGAAAAAAGCAGGATACAGATCACAGTTCGAACTAAACTTGGCTAGAACTCTTACAGATAACAAAGTTCCTTTTGAATACGAGAATTCTAAATTTCAATACATCCCCGAACCTCGTAACTATACACCAGATTTTTACTTGCCTGAAAGCGACATATACGTCGAGGCAAAGGGACACCTGACTAAAGACGACAGGGTAAAAATGCTGCTTGTAAAAAGGCAACATCCTAAACTCGACATTCGTTTTGTTTTTCTTCGGGCGTCGAATAAGATTTACAAAGGTAGCAAGACGACGTATTCTGCATGGTGTGAACGTTACAACTTCACATGGGCTGAAGGTTCAATCCCAACAGATTGGTACAAAAAATGAGCAATGAAGACGAATTTAATCAGGCTATGGAAGCAGCATCCCTATTACCAGACAGGTATTACATCATATTAAGACCGACAGGTAACGGCGAATTTACCTTGTCAGCATATGATACGACAGGTAATACATACGATGACGATGAAGATTTCAACCCTGCTATGTTGATACAGGAAGGCGCAATTGATATGATACGACTTCATACAGATGAACTGTATGATCAAGGTGTAGCGTCTGTTAAGTTTCGTCTGGCAGGACAAGAGATGCTTGATGAGGCAGAGGTCGAAGATCCCAAGCTTATCAAGTCAGTTGAAGACAATGTTATTAGAGTAGACTTTGGTACAGAACAATGAGACACGAACAATTTATGAAATCTAAGATAGATGTAGGTAGCATAGAAGACTACCCGCCATCTTATGATCTAGCAGAACAAGCAGGTAAAGAAGCATATGGGGGCGTAGATCTTGTCAACAATCCGGCACACTATAATCAAGCAGGTGTCGAGTGCATTGAAGCAATCGCGGCGGCGACAGACGATGGGTTTCAATACTACCTGCAAGGAAACATTATTAAATACCTCTGGAGATATCGTTACAAAAACGGAATCGAAGATCTTAAAAAAGCCCAGTGGTACCTCAACAAACTGATCGAAACAACAGAGAAGGAATAAGACATGAGCAACATGCTACCAACACCATATCAACAATTCATTCACAAGTCACGCTACGCACGTTGGCTAGACGACGAACAACGCCGTGAGAACTGGGATGAAACTGTGGATCGATACGTCGGTTTCATGGAAAACCAGATTCAAGGAAAGTGTAATGTCAAGCTAGATAAGAAGGTAACCGACGAACTGCGTGACGGTATCTTGAGTCTTGATGTCATGCCATCTATGAGAGCAATGATGACTGCAGGGTCAGCGTTGGCTCGTGATAATATCTGCGGCTACAATTGTAGCTATATTCCCGTCGATAGTCCTCGTGCATTTGATGAGTGCATGTATATTTTGATGTGTGGTACTGGTGTTGGTTTCAGTGTGGAGAGAGAAAACGTGGATAAACTACCTGTTGTATCCGACAATTTTGGTAGTTCTGGCATCGTTATTTCAGTAGCTGATAGTAAGCCGGGATGGGCAAAAGCTTTGCGTGAACTAATTGCTTTACTATATGCAGGACAAATTCCTACTTGGGATGTGTCTGAAATACGCGAGGCTGGTGCCCGTCTTAAAGTCATGGGGGGTCGCGCATCCGGCCCACAACCACTGCTAGACCTGTTTGATTTTACTGTTAGTATATTTAAGAAAGCTAAAGGGCGTCGGTTGTTTCCTATAGAATGTCACGACATCATGTGTAAGATAGGCGAGGTTGTAGTTGTAGGTGGTGTACGTCGTTCTGCACTGATTAGCTTATCTAATTTAAATGACGATCAGATGGCTCACGCTAAATCAGGTCAGTGGTGGGAGAATGAAGGGCAACGTGCGTTGGCTAACAATTCTGTAGCGTATAAGTCAAAGCCTGAGATTGGTACGTTTATGCGTGAGTGGCTTGCGCTGTACGACAGTAAGTCTGGTGAGCGTGGTATGTTCAACCGTGAGGCGGCAGACAAACAGGCAGGCCGTAACGGACGCCGTGAGCAAGGTTACATGTGGGGTACAAATCCGTGCTCTGAGATCATCTTGCGTGGCTACCAGTTCTGTAACTTGTCAGAAGTAGTGGTTCGTGAAACCGACTCACTGGATGACCTCAAACGTAAGGTTCGCCTTGCAACTATCTTGGGCACCCTACAATCTACCCTAACAGACTTCAAATACTTGAGGAAGATATGGAAGGACAACACAGAGGAAGAGCGTTTGTTAGGCGTATCCTTGACTGGTATCATGGATCATCCCGTGCTTTCAAAGAACGTAGACAGCAAGCGTTGGCTAGAAGAAATGCGTCAAGCAGCCGTAGATACAAACAAGAAATTTGCGAACATGCTTGGAATACCGCAGAGTGCAGCAATCACCTGTGTAAAGCCATCGGGTACTGTATCTCAACTTGTGGACGCAGCTAGTGGTATTCACGCACGACACAACGATTATTTCATTCGTACTGTTCGTGGCGATAACAAAGACCCCTTGACACAGTTCTTGATTGAGCAGGGCTTACACAGTGAAAGAGACATGATGAAGCCAGATAGCGTCACCGTGTTTTCGTTTCCTATGAAATCTCCTGACGGTGCCGTGACTCGAACACAGACAACAGCTATCGAACAGCTAGAACTTTGGAAGACGTACGCAATTCACTGGTGCGAACACAAGCCTTCTATAACCGTTACCGTAAAGGAACACGAGTGGATGGAAGTTGGTGCGTGGGTGTATGAAAACTTTGACGTGGCGTCAGGGGTATCGTTCCTTCCACATAGTGATCATACCTATCAGCAAGCCCCGTACCAAGACATCGAATCAGATGAATACTTGGAATGGAAGAAGATGTATGAGAATGTCACTATCGACTGGAACAAACTTTCTGAGTTTGAAAAGGAAGATAACACCAGTGGTTCTCGTGAACTTGCCTGTACTGCTGGCGTGTGTGAAGTAGTGGACTTGAACGCAGCCTAGCATGTCTAAGCGGTTTCATCCAAACCCGTACACAGGAAATCCTATGTACTACAAGGACAATCCTGATGCTGTAAAGCGTCGGGATTCCTTGAGGATGTATGTAAACGGCAAGGAAATATCCAAAAAAAGTCCACTGTATATGCCGGGAAAGTACAAATCCCTAGATGATGCTTGGTCACATAGCGAGATCGAAAAGACATCTGAAGGCGAAGTGTATTTGATTATGAATCCGGCGTGGCCTGAGTGGGTGAAGGTTGGTAAAGCGGCAATTGCAACCGACAGGTTATCTAACTATCAAACATCATCACCCTTCCGTGACTACACTATAATTAAATCTGTAAAGACAGAGGACAGACATGCTACCGAAACCGACCTGTTAACTAGGTTCGAAGCTGAATCTGTCGAGCGTCATGGTGAATGGTTTAAGATAAGCAAGGAGAAAGCAATTGAACTGCTGGCACTGTAAACACGAGTTGACATGGGGTGCAGACCATGATATAGCTGAAGAAGATGAAGAGTACTGCATGGAAACAAACCTTAGTTGTTCTAGCTGTGGTTCGTTTGTAATGGTCTTCCTACCAAAAGAGGGTATCTATGATCCAAGTAAAGATAACACCTGAGATTATTAGCCGCGCCAAAAAGAAAGCCGCCTCTGTAGGTGTACTACAGGGCAGCATAACTGGTAGCCTATCTAATGTTGTTGGTGCTATTGGCGAGATTATCGTACAGGACTACACTGGCGGTATGGAAGCCAACAGCAAAGACTACGACCTGATGATAGGAAACCGACGTGTTGACGTAAAGACTAAGCGGTGCAACACAACCCCTTCACCTAACTACGACTGTTCTGTGGCGGCACACGGTACGAAACAAGACTGTGATAGCTATGTCTTTGTCCGTATCCTTACAGACCATAGTAAGGCGTGGATACTTGGGGAAATACCTAAAGCAGACTATTACAAGAAGGCAACCAAATATCAGGTGGGTGATGTTGATCCTGCCAACGGCTTTGTTTTCAAGGCTGACTGTTATAACCTAGCAATACAAGAACTAGAGATTGTCAATGGCAAAGAAGCAGCATAAGGCTAACCTGTTTCAGTTTACGGCGTATTTGAATCAGGATGGAAATGTCGAGTTGATCTGGGACGGTATACCGCCTGATGTATTCGAAGGCACAATAAATAAAGGGATGCCAGAGTATGATGGTGCACACTCAATAGCATCCCTGTTAAGGTACCTCAGATCGATGGGAGATGAAATGATGGAGAAATCCAGTCGGTTTATTTAGGCTTTTTGTGTACCTTCTGTATTTCAAATCTTGCACGAATAGAAGACCCCTTATGCCGTTTGTATCCGGTTGAGGGGTTTTTCATTAGCTTATAACTGCCATCACGTTGCTTCATCCAGTGATAGCCTTTTGGGGCACGTACGTACTTATTTGCCACGCTTCTTTGCCTTTCCGCCGTACATCAAATTAACGCCACGACCTTTCAGAATATCCTTTCTGGTAACCTTACCATCACCTGTTAGATCAGGGAACGCTTTGCCTCCTTGAGCCATAGGAGTGCGTTGCTGGGAAGTCGGCATAGGTGCTACTGGCATCATTGGAGACATACCAGCCGCAGGTTGCTTTTGTTGAGGAGCAGACATGGTGTTGCCACCCATTTGCATTTTCTTACGAGGCTTAGTTGCCTTGCCGCCATACATCATAGGCTTACGTGTGTTACCACCGTACATCATGCCTTTGCGTTGACCGTTGTGATATTGTTTCATCATTTCATCCTTAATCAAATATTGAGGGTTGTTTAAAGTCTTCTGATCGTTTTCCGATCTCTGGGAAAAGAGGTATGCGAACACCTTCACCTACAAGGGCCTCGCGTCCAGTTACAGGAATTCCCTTGTCTAAGTCTGGGTAGAGAGTAAATGCCCTGCCGTACTTATCTTCCATAGTCACAGGCTCTGGTTTACCGATTGTATTCGCAGTCTTTGCGTAAGAGGCGACAAAAAGATTGTAGAAATCAGCCTCACGTTTCGCAGTCAAAGGCTTTCCTGTACGTACCATTTCAAGGAACATGCCACCCAATTCAGGATCAGAAAGCATAGACCGAATGGTGTTGTACCTTTTGTTTCTAAACTGCTGAAGCAACGCCTCACTAATAACATAGCGGGGGCTAATGACACCTCGATTAATTGCATAAAACCGACTTATGTACGATTCCATACTAAACGAACGGGGTACACCTGTTATATCAAAGTCTCCGCCCTGTCTAGTTACCTGTCTGTCTGCAAGAAGCTTAGAGGTAGCGTCCCAGACTTTGTATCGTTTTTCACCAATAAGCTGCTTGACAAGGGTAGCTGTCTCAGGATCATTAGCACCAAGCATACGTTGCATTTCATTCAAGTCAACAATAGACTCAGGAATGTTAGTTCCGTCTGCAATCATAACCCTCTTGTCGGTTGTCTTAAACGCTCTTCTTTCTAGGGCGTCTAAATAAACGTCCGCAAGGATTCCATCTACCTCTTCGTCGGACACATTTAGGATCTTTTTAATCTCTCGTTTGACTGTGGATAGCTGCAACTCACCGCCACCTATCAGTCTATCCGCAATTTGATCTGCTGGGATACGAGCACCCGTATAGTTTTCTAGGATAGAAACTGCTATTTCTTTTTGCTTCTTTGCTAATTTTGCAGGTTCTAGGGTTTTGGCTAGTTGGGTCTGTATGTCACTTTGCACACGAGCCATCGCCGTATCAAACGCCTGATCACCAACTGTCTTACGAGAAAATCCAATAGCATCATCAATGACTGTAGCTATGTCTAACATAGGCTTCATCTTACCATCCGCGCCACGCATAACAAATATTTGATTTAAGTTATCTACTTGTCTTGACAGTTCTGCGGGAGCCACCTTGCCCTGAATACTGATAAGGTAATCTGCTATGGTTGTCTTCACTGTGGCTGTTACAGCATTTGTCATGTTAGTGCCTTCAACAAACGTATACTGTGGTAAGCCTGTAGCCGGATCAATAACCTCATCACCAAGAGTACGCTGCAGGGAATCAAACCACGACTTGCCTTGTACGTTCGGGTCCATGTTACTAACTTGTTTTACGTTGAACCACTCGCGGGGGTTAGCTGAATAGCGTATACCAAGAGGGTTATTTACAGACACATCCACGTTGCTTCTGTTACCCCATGACATCCACTTAGGTACTTGTGCCTTTTCATCCATGTCGTACCAGCGCGACTTAAACTTAGCCCATTCTCTATTGGCTTCGTTTAGGGCGTCTCTTACAGGCATGATATTTGTTTGGCCTACGTCATCTGTAAATGTAACGTTCAAAGAGTCTATCGCCGCACGGTTACCTTCGGCGTCTACTATTTCGAATTGATCGAACTTGTTATTTACTAATTCTTCTAAAGTTTGAAGGGTATTGGCTCTTTCCAAGTTACCTGACTGACGGGCAGTAAATCTCATGTGACGAACTGCTTTGTCTAACTCACGAAGCTGGTTAAAGTTCATATCAAAGATATCAAGAGTGCTGTCTAACTCTGCAGCCGCTTCGCGCATGAACTGCACAACCTGAGTTTGTTCACTAACACCTTTTCTAAATTGCTTACCTTGAGATTCAAACGTTTTCTTTAGGTCTGCAACAACCTGCTTTACCGTCTTGTCTGTTCCTTCTGCAAGAGAAGCAAAGAAGGGATCAGATAAGGTTTGAAAGGTTTGATCTAGTATAGCAAGGTCACCCGGTCTAACTGTTTCCCCTGTAATTTTAGGTAGAGGCAAGTCGGGCAGTCCTGTGAATATAGAATCGAATACGTCGCTTATGTTTACGGATACAGCACCATCTAAGGCGTTTCCTGCCTCATCGACGTAGTTGCCCCCGTCTAATACGCCATACATACGTTGTGCTTTTACCTTATCGGCAGCATGACCACTTTCTAAAAGGGCAGCAAGTAAGCTCCCCGGCTCATCAAAGTTCACAATATCTGCAGCGTTGCGTCTTCCTGCTGCTGTTACTGTTGGCCCAACAGCTTCTGTTACAGCCTTTTTAGCTTGAGCTTCACTTGCTAATTCTGAACGAAGGGTATCAGCGTGTTTGGTTACTACGGCTGCAACATTGTCCCGCGTATCGTTTGCTACCTTATCAAATTCCATCTTAGGTAGATCTGCGGCGTTGATTAACTGCTGATCTTGCAACCGACCCATAGCGTCATCAAAGCTACGTACAGTATCTGGGCCTAGTTGTTGACCAAACTTTTGACTGTTACCGTCGATCAGATCTACATAGTATTGGACACCACGCTTTTCTATAACTGTTAGATCGTTAGCAAGTTGGTCTATTGACTCCTGACCTACTTCAATAGATCTCTGCACCAAGCGGAAGAAGTCTCCTTTTGGTGTGTCTCCTACACCCCCTTCAATACCCTGAAGCACACCCCTAAGTTCTGCAACCAACGTGCGTTGAGCATTTAGGGCTTGTTCTAGTTCCTTTGTGGCAAGTGATCCTATTTGCTTTACGGATACCTTACTGCGACTCAAGTCCTCTAGTGCCTTTACTGTGACTAGGTTTGTCATTGCACCAAAACCTTGAGCCAACAAGTCAGGATCTAATCCTTCTGCAACCAACACGTCGTAGATTTCATCTAGATACTCTGCACGTTGAATGATACCTTCCTGCATTTCAGGGGAATAAGTGCTGATGTTTTCTGCAAGGAACTTTACATGCGCTTTTTTACCGCCAAATTTCTTATATGCTGCTGTTTTTTGCAAGGCTGCGTAAGCGGCAGGTACACTTCCTTTTGCTAGACCTAAAAGTAATCCGCCACCTAAACCTATAAGTTCACCCATCATTGGGTCGCCCGTTATGCCGTAGGTTTCATCTCGTTGTTGAAATATGTGTCCGGCTGTACCTGCACCTACCACCAAATACATGTCAGTGACTTTTGCATCACGAATAAATTTAGGGGTGGAACTTATGCGAGATATAGCCTGTAGCTCAAGAGTGGCATTGTTGATATCTAAATCAAGTCGTGCAAGTTCTTGAGTGTCTTTTGCGTCGGGTGTACCCCCGCGCTTTTTAACACCGGAAAAATACGAGGCTCTTTGATTCTTTAGCCTACTTAGATAGTTTGCTGCAGACACAACCTCTGCACGTTGACCGACTTGCATAGCAGCATCTTCGACTTGCAGACCTTTAGTTACGCGACTACCAACGCTGCTTGCAATTATCTTATTTAACCAGTTAGGTTCTGCTCCTGCCTCTGCACCAGAACGTATATACTTGTAGTCTTCTAACAGTTCATTAAAGTTACGCTTGGTTCCTTTAGATACCTGTTCCGCGTAAAACTCTTTAAATCTCGCCACTTCTTTCTTAGAGCGTAGTGCAGTTAGAGCGGATGCGGCTCTTGTTGGTATCATAATTTCCCCGGCAACTTTTGCTACACGAGGTGCTAATCCTGTCATGGTGTAGATATATTCTTCTGCATCAGCCAACGAGATCTTTGTTCCTCGCTGGGCCATCGTTGCAATCATCCGGTGAGAAAGAGGCTCCCAATACGTGTCCATGATAGCCTGACGACGCTCACTTTGTCGTATGTCAAAGTAACCTAAGTCTGTATCTTCAAAGTCTAAGCTAAGATTATCAGCAGCGTCTATGAGTTCGCCTACGCCCCACAGAGCCATTTGAAATGGAAACTTGATAGCGTTTTCGCCAACCATACTTGCTATCTTTTCTATGTCTCCCATTCCGGGTGAAGAC